GGAACAAATACAAGCTAAATGGCCAAATGCAGAATTAACAGCAGAATTAAAGGATACTTTAAGAGATAACCCTGATACTATCGTTGATTTAACTGAGGGTGTATTATACCAAGAACAAACTATGGACTATAACTTCGTATTGTTTGAAAAAGGTAATGAGGGTAACTCACAAGAGAAATCGTTCTTAATCGACACCGTTATTGAAGAATCTCCGTTCATTGTATTCAGAGAGAATGTAACTCCTGGGGAAACTTATGGTAGAGGTAGATTAATGTCAGTTTATGGTGATATTAGAAGTGCTAATAAGATTATGGAATTAACTTTAAGTGCTGCAGCAATGTCAATAGCAGGTGTGTATACAGCTGTATCAGACGGTGTATTCAATGTTAATACAGCAAGGTTCAAACCAGGTTCAGTTATACCAGTATCAAGTAATGGTGCTAACCCTACTTTAGCTCCTTTAAGTAATGCTTCTGACATTAATGTTGCTAACTTTGAGCTTACAGCTTTGAGAAGCAATATCAATACAGTATTACTAACAATGCCTTTAGGTGATGTTAATGAAGTAAAAGGTAGAACAGCAACTGAAATGAGTATTAGACAGAACGACTTCTTAGAAACTTCTATGAGTGGATTTAATAGACTACAAACAGAGTTATTAAATAAGATTATTACCAAGGTTATGTTTATCTTAAAGAAATCTGGAAAGATTGAAGATATTGAAGCTAATGGTAAAGAAGTTAAAGTTGTTTATATCTCTCCTATTGCTCAAATGGCACAAGACGAACAACTTAATAAAACAAGAATGTTTATGGAAATGATGGCGGCAATGCCAGAACAAGTATCTAATATGATGGTTAATTACAATGTTATTCCACAAGATATATTAGACCAATTAGACTTACCTGAGAAATATATCAGAAGTCAAGAAGAAATTGCTCAAATCGGTCAAGCACTTCAAGCTCAAGAAGCTCAACAACAAGCCCCACGACAATAATCCCAAATAAATAAGTTTAAGGTATAAATAAATATATCTTAAACAACAAGGAGAACTCAATATGAGCCCTAACTACACGACACAAGACGACTACTACAAGTTAATCAACTACATTTTTGCTGAAACGGACGAGGGTAAGAAATTACTCGAAATATGGATAGACCAATTTATGTTCAGAAAAACAGCACAAGACGGTGATGACTTATTAACAATCGGACTTAAACAAGGCGAACAAGGCTTTGTCTTATCAATACATAACTTATTAAATTCAATGAAGGAAACAAAATAATGGAAAATACAACAGAATCAGCAGAAACAGCAGAATCAGTAGATACAAGCACGGAAACGAGCGAAGCGAGTTCAACAGAGACAACAGAAGAACCATATGATGCGGGATATGCTGATGATTATTCAGTTCCAACGGAGAATACCGCAGAAGAACAAGCAGAAGCTAACATTCCAGAGTTATCTGATGAAGATATGGCAGATAATATGATGACATACCTTAAAGAAAACTATGAAATGCCTGATAAGTTCAAGGATGTCGGTGCTTTAATCAACTCTTATAAACATTTAGAGGGTAAAATGGGGAATATGAAAGGTGCTCCTGAAGTATATCAAATTGATGAGAAAATCTTTGATAGTTACTCACAAGATATGCTTGGTTCATTAACTGATACTGCAAGAGAAATGGGATTAGATAATGATGGTATGAATAAAATGTTAGCGGCTGCTAACAAGCAATCTACATTAGAAGCTGATGCCAAATGGGAAATGGAGAAACATAAGTTAGGTCAGTATGCAGATGAAGAATTATCTGATGCTTCAGCATACTTAAATGCTAACTTTACACCTGAAATGTCTGAAACACTTATGGGTATGGTAACTACTGCGGAACAGTTCAAAGCACTTAAAACTGCTGTAATGTCTGCTAATAAACCAGCACAACCAGCAAGTAATCAAGCTTCTAATACAGAGAGTTCAGATGCAGATATTCAGAAGATGTTATTTGCTACTGATGATTTCGGTAATCTTAAAATGGAAACTGATGGTGCTTACCAAAAGAAAGTAAATGCTATGATGAAATCTAATTGGTAACAATATGAATTACAATAAAATATACTTTGATTTAATTTTGGATGCGAGATTATATCCAGCAGAAGCATCGTATAAAGAGAACCACCATATACACCCCAAAGCTATGGGTGGTTCTAATAACAAAGAGAATATGGTCAAACTATCAGCTAAACAACATTATATTGCTCACTTCTTATTATATAAAATTTATAATAATAGAAGCATGGCTGAAGCATGGCGAATGATGACCTATGGTAAAAAAAGATATTGTAGTAGGACTTTTGCGTTAGCAAGAGAAACAGCATATAAGAAAAGAGTGGGTATTAAAAGGTCAGATGAAACTAAAAGAAAAATAGGGCTTAAAAGTAAAGGAAGAATACCAAATGATGAAACTAAAAGAAAAATAGGTGAAGCTTCAAAAAAACTAATTAGAAATGTAGAGCACTGTAAGAAAATAAGCGATAGTCTTAAAGCTAAAGATTGGAAGCCAATAAAAAAAGTATGTGTAGAATCTAATACTAACAAGTCTATCGAACAATATACCAAAGATGGAGTATTTCTTAAAAAATGGATTAGTCAAACTGAGGCTGCATCTGAATTAAAGGTATCAAAGTCAGGTATTTCAGCTTGTTGTAAAGGTAATCAGAAGTCATCACATGGTTTTATTTGGATATTTTCTAAAAACAATATAAATAAAACCACAAAGACCCAGTAATGGACTAATCTTTTTAATTAAATAGATTATATTTTGAAAGACCCTTTTGGACACTCTAAATAATATAATAAGATGGAAATCTCAAAATTCAACAAAATTAAATTAGACCCAAAAAGAGGTCAAAGGAAAAATAAAATGTCAAATACATTAAGTACAGTAGCGGCTAAGTTATATGATTCTGCGGTAAAACAAGCTTATCAGGACAGCCAAAAATTAAGAAACACGGTATATACAAAAACAACTAAAAATGCTAATGAAATGAAATTCAGAAACATTGGTAAAGGTTTAGCAACAACAAGAGGTGCAGCTTCTTCAGATGTAGTTCCAATGGATGTAACACATTCTTTAGTAGATTGTCCATTGGCAGATTATGTAGCAGCAGAATATACAGATATTTTCAATGCAGCTGATGTAAACTTTTCAGAAACTAATGAGTTAGGTCAAATTATCGCATCTGCTTTAGGTAGAAGAAGTGATCAAATGATTTTAGATGCTTTAGCAGCAACTACAACTACAGCAGTTGGTTCAACTGGAACAGCTTTAACAGTAGATACTATTTTAGCAGCAAAAAGAGTTATGGATGCTAATGGTGTTCCTTCTGAAGATAGATGTTTCGTAATCGAATCTAAAGGTATGGAAGATTTACTTAAAACTACTCAAGTTACTTCAACTGATTATAATACAGTTAAAGCATTAGTTAATGGTGATGTTAATACATTCGTTGGTTTCAAAATCATTCAAATCGCTGACAGAGTTGAAGGTGGTATCGCTGACGATGCAACTGACTTCACAGCATTCGCATACCACAAAAGAGCAATTGGTTTTGCATTAAACATGGATATTTCAACTAAAGTTGACTGGGTTCCTCAGAAACTTTCTCACTTATCAACTGGTACTCTTAAAGCTGGTTCAGTTTTAATTGACAATGATGGTGTTGTTCCTGTTATTTACGGTGTATAATCACTAAATAACCAAAAGTAGTCCTTAATTGGGCTACACCCCCTTTCATTCTCTCCATTTCTTTTTATTAGTATAAATAGTTATATAAAATACTAAAAGGAATTACTATGACAAAAAAAGTAGAAATATGTTCAACATCATTAATGTTATTAGGACATAAACCAATATCTTCTTTAGATGAACCAGGTTCAGGAGCATTACTTGCCAAGAACTTATATGATACGACTTATTTAAGTTTCTTATCATCTAACAACTGGAACTTCGCTCAAAAATATATCAATTTGAGTAGACTATCAGAAGAACCAAAACACCCAGATTACAAATATCAATTTCAATTACCTTCAGATTATGTAAGATTAAATACAGTTAGACCTATTGCTGATTATAAAGTATTTGAGGATAAAGTGTATTCAAACTCACAATCATTAGGATTAGACTATTTCTATTCAGTAAGAGAAGAAATGTTACCACCGTATGCTGTAAGATGTATGGAGTATTTAATGGCTTCTGTATTAGCAATACCTTTAACAGTTGATACTAATAAAGCAGAGTTATATACAAATCTATTTCAACGACAATTAGTTGCTTCAATGAGTATTGATTCACAAGGTGCTCCAGTTGATGGATGGGCTGATTCACCAATCACAAGTGTAAGATTTTAAGGAGTTATTATGGGTAAGACTAAAATAGTACAAAATTCAATGGTTTCAGGTGTTATGTCAGAAACAGCTTTTGGTAGAACAGATATTAGTAGGTTTTTTAATTCAGTTGCCGAGGGCACAAACGTGTCTGTTCAGACAACTGGTGGATTATTTAAAAGACCAGGATTTGAGTTTATTGATTCTACTGATGTATTAGTAGAAAAAGCTGAAAAGTATCCACAAAGTAATAGAATGATTGACTTCGTGTTTAATACTGAACAAAAGTATCTTTTTATATTAAGATATGGTGCTATAGATATTTATCATGTTCCGGATAGAGCGGATTCTCTTAATCCAGTAGGTAGACCATTTGCGACTGTTGCCACTACTATGAATTCTAATACTCTTAAAGAGATTTCATTCATTCAAAGAGGTGATACAACAATCTTATTCCATACTGATTGGAATCCAAAGGTTATATTAAGAGCAGGTTATGAAGACTTTATTGTTGGTGATTTAAATATTATTTCTCCAAAAGATAGTTCTGGTGATGATTATTGGTCTGATATATTAGGTTGGCCTTCATATGGTACTTTCTTTCAAGGTAGAATGTATTGTGCAGCATCTAAATCATTCCCATTAACAGTATGGGGTAGTAAATCACAAGATTACTTTGATTTCTATATTGACCCTGCTCAAGCATCTGCTGATGGTTCTCCAATATTAGATACCATTGATAGTGATAAGATTAATGCTATTACAGGTATATATAGTGGTAGAAATCTACAAGTATTCACTACTGGTGCTGAATTTGTAAATCTTGCTGAGGTTATTACACCTACTAACTCTATTTGGAGAATACAGACAAGATATGGTAGTCACCATAATGCTCCTTTAGAGTCATTAGATGGTTCTACATTCTTTTGTGATAGAAACTCAGCAGTTAGAGAATTTGTATATGATTATAACCAAGATGCTAATATTTCAAACGATTTAACTACTTTATCGAGTCAGTTATTTAGCAATCCATTTAGATTGGATGTTGTAAAATCAGCTAAGTCAACACTGGGTAGATATACCTATATTTTAAACGACGATGGGACGATTGCGGTTCTTAACTTTAATAAGGCAGAGAGTATCATTGCTTGGGTTAAATTTGAACATGCTCAAGGTCCGATTATTGAAATATGTGCTGTTGATAATGAATTATATATATTAGTTAATACAGGTGTTGAAATTACATTAGAAAGATTGGATTTATCTGAGAATATTACATATTTAGATAACCATACATATGAGATTGGGACTAAGTATTCTGCTGGTTGTGGAGAACTTAATATTACATGTGATGAAACTATCGGTGGTATCTCTGGAACAGCTTATAAGGTTGATGGTATATGGTGTCCTTCTTGTCCTATATTTAATGATGAAAATCATGCGGTTACAACAACTATTACAGGTTTAGAAAGATTTAATGGTATGGAAGTATCATATCTATTAGATGGTGTTTACCAAGGTGAAGTATTAATTACTAATGGTGAATTGACTATTGGTAGAGAGTTTACATTAGTTGAAATAGGTTTAAAATTTAATTCAAAAATGAAAACTATGCCTGCTTCTTCTCCTGACTTTGATATGGAATTAGCATACAAAAGAATTATTAAGATAAAGTTTTACTTATATGAATCAAGTGGTTTTTACTTAAATGGTGATTTTATTCCAAGTACTCACTTTGATATTGATACATATGATACAAGATTACCTACTAAAACAGGAACTTATGAATATTGGGCTTTAGGTTGGGATGAGATTATGCAATTTGAAATTACATCAGATGACCCATTGGGCTTTAATGTATTGAAGTTTGAAACAACTTTAGATGTTACTGAATAACTTTAACCAAAATAGTATAAATAAATAAAACAAAGATAAGGAATAGATTATGGCAGTATTAATAGCAGCAGTTGTTATTGGAGCAGCAGTAGGGATTATGGGTAATAACTCTGCCGCTGCCGCTCAACAAGATGCGATAAACAGACAAGCATATGCTGATAGAATAGCAATGATTGATAAGAAAGAAAATATAGAGTTTGCAAGAGAGTTTAATGATAAGCTCCAAGAATCAGATGAACTCCAAGCAGATATAAACTTTGCTGATGATTATGCAAGAAGATTAGAGAATTATAACTTAATTTATGATAATCAAAATATATCATTAGGTTATCAAGGTAGAACAGTAGAAAGTATTGAAAATGTAAGAGCGGCAGATGAAGCGGCATGGGAATATGATAATAAGTGGGCTCAAATTCAATTAGATACTAATAAAGCTATGATGAATGTAACATATGCTCAGAAAACATTAGAAGCAGTTAATAGTATATCATCTATTAATTCTGGTTTATCAGCATTAGCATCATCTCAAGAAGCAGGTATTCAAGCATCTCAAACAGCCAATATGTGGTCTAATATTGGAACAGTAACAAGTTCAGCTACAATGATGGCAAGTTATACTACACCGAGAAGAACTCAACAAACTCAACAAACAAGCTTTATGACAAGCCAAAGTAAGGAAGTATAATGAAAATGAATACATATGATAAGTCTATACCTAAAGCAAAGGTTGTTCAAAACAAAATGCCGTCTGCTGTAACAGGTGAAACCAAGTATGACGGATTAGCTGCAGGATTTCAGAAGCAACAAGCAGCATTTGAAGCACAAGAAGGTAAAGCTATACAAGCTGGTATGAATAAGATAGGTAATACTATTACACAGATTGCTGGTGAAGAACTTAAAGATAATGCTATTCAAACTGGTAAAGAGAATGCTCAATTAGATTTCGCTGAAATTCAAAAGTTAAAGAAAACAAGAGATGAAGCAGTTCAAGGTATGTACCATATTGAAGATAAAGAAAGCACAGAGTTCGCTTTACTTAAAGACCAAACATTTAAGATAGATACAAGAATGAAACAACTTCTTGAAAAAGGTTCAAGGTTTAATGTATCTGAAAGAGTAAGAAGTGATGAGTTAAATGAGATTTATGTTAGTCAAGTAAGTTTAGATAGTAAAGCTACTATTAATACATTAGCTAATACATTTAGAAACAATCCGGAAAACTTTGAAAAAGAAGCTAATAAGTTATTGGCACAAGCTGATGCTGTACCTCAACAATTTAGAGAAACTATTAAGGCTAAAATCACAACTGATATTGCTAATAACAAAAGTAGAATTACAGAGAATGTTAAGAAGAAACACTTAGAAACATTAGGTGCTACAAGAAATCAATCTTTAACTGTATTAACTAATGAAGTTACTCAATTAGCAAGAGATGGTAAAGCAACTGTTGGAACTATTGACGAGATTAATAGTATCATGATGAAGCAACTTAATGATGAGATTATTACACCAGACCAATACAATAAGACTATGAACTATATTAATAAGAATGTAGTTAAACAAAAAGTAATGGGTAGAGCTGATAGTATATCTGAAAGCACACTAACTGATACACAAAAGGTTAAAGCTTTATTGAAGAATGCTTCTGAATTTAACGATGCTTCACAACCTTTAATCAATCAAGATGAAAAGTCTATTATATATAATGATTTAGTTAGAAGAGCAGGTTTATATGAAACTAAGGTTAAAACTCAAATTGCTTCACAGAATAAGATAGATGCTAAGAAACTTGGTAAGATTGTAGCAAGAGCTAAAAGTGGTGGAAGTTTAGGTAAAACTGATATTGCAGAAGCTAAATCTATTGCCTTAAAATTAGGTAGAACAGATGAATTAAACGGTGCTTTAGTAATATTAGATAATGTAAATAGATTTCAAGCAAGTACTCCTGGTTCTCAAAAGAATTATCTTACTATGTATGCACAAGCTATTGAAGTAGCAGATGCTAATGGTCAGTCTACAATGGAAATGAGAGCAGTTTATGATATATTAGAGAAACAAGGTCTAAAGAATGCAGAAGATATTAAAAATGACCCTATTGGTTATACTATGGAAAACCCACAAAAATTTGGTGGAACTTCATATCAACCTAAATCATTAGACCAAGCTAATCAGTTAATTGAAACTGATGAAAAAGGAAATGTATCTTATGCTAAATACAGTTCAGCAGTTGCTGACGAGTTAAGTTCAAGGTTTGATAATAAAGATAATTTCTTACAACATGTAGGTAACTTCGCAGTATTAAGTCCGACAGAAGTATCTAATCTTAATAGAAAATATACAGAGATGTCAGTGGCTGATAAGGGCTTATTCTTAAAGAGTTTGAACGGTGCTATTGGTGCTTCTCAATCTAATGAGGTATTCAGTCAAATGTGGGCAGATAAACCAGATAGTTCTTCTATTGCGGGTATGTTCTATAACAAGGGTAGTAAAGGTGCTACTGTTGCTGATGATATTCTATTAGGTCAATCGTTAAGATTACAAGGTGAAGTTAAATTAGATGCGACACAAAAGACTGAATTGAAAGATACGATTTATGCTAAGATGGCAGCAAGTACATACCTTATTGACCCTAAGCACTTGAACATGTATTCACAAGCTATTTCAGACCATTACTTAGGTAATAACATTCAAGCTAATACATTAGATACTGGTTCAATACAAGATTCTTTTGAGGAAATTACTAATGGTGTTATTGAATATAATGATAAACCGTTACTTGCTCCTGAAAGAGGTAAAGACGATGGTGATATTAAAGATTGGATGAAATATATGGGTTCAAACAATATGGCTTTAGAAACACAATACGGCGATACTCCACCAGAGGGTTATTCATCATGGAGAAGCTTCAAAGAAGATATGTCAAATGTAGAAGGTGATGTATGGGGTATGGGTGCTTTTGATGTTAAAACTATTGGTGAAAGTAAATATGTTATGATGAAAGACGGTGGAGTTGTTAAGCACAATGGTCAACCAATGGTTTTTGATTGGTTCAAAGAAAACAAATTAGATGACAGAGGAAATAAGATTCCTTGGTATCAAGGACAAGAATAATGGATTTCAAACTTAATAATAATGTAAGAATGGGAGTAGCATCCGAACAAATGGATGACTTCTCTTGGAATGAAGTATCAGACCTTAAGAAAAAACAACAGTTACTAACTGATGTTGGTGAAAGTGAAGAAGACAATTACAATTATGCTATTGAGGGTCTATTGGGTGAAACTAAAGTAAAAGACGAAGAAGGTTTTATTGGGATTGATTTCAATGGTGGGTTCAAACCTTTTACTAAAGAAAATATCAAATATTATGATAATCTTATCAATACTGGTGAGGTAGCATTTGACGAGAATGGTGTCCAAACTAAAGGTGTTAAGAATTATAACTTATCCAAGTGGAATGCCCTTAAGAATAAAGGTGTTACACCTGACTCATTACAAGATACGGTTAGAGCACAAACACAAGAAAAATGGATGAGTTATCAGAGTAAAATGACGAAGTATGATAAGGACGAGTCAACACTTGCTTCTGTTTCAGCTAACCTATGGGGTGGTATAAAAGCATTAGCTCATGACCCAGTAACATACGGTGAAATTATGTTAGAAATGAGAGGGGTTAAAGTAGGTAATACTATTAGTTCAGCTCAGAAGTATAAGAAAACATTGATTACTAATATGCCGAAGATACAGAAAATGGCTAAGAAAATTGATGATATGATGAAACACAATCCAACTGGTGCTAAACAGCTAAAAGATAAAATGGATAAAATGTTAGATATAACTACTAAAAATATTAAGAAAGCAACTGATAAATTCGGTGTAAGTGCAGTAGAAGAGGTTACCGCTTTCCAGAGAATGTTAGAGAAAAAGGGCTTAAGTCCTGATGAAGTTATACAGACAATGATTAGAAAGTCAAAGGATAAGAAGAACCCTTTTACTGACGGTAAATCTGCTGATTTAATTAGAAATATGACTAAGGGTGATATGGTTAAAGATATGGCTAATCAAGGTGGTATAGCTGGTATGGTTGCTGGATTTAGTGAGTGGATTAGACAAGAACAAACTTATGACTTCAAACATGATGTATTGCCACAATACGATAAAGCTGAGAGTAATAAAGATATAGCTCTTAATGCTGGTTTTGGTATGTTGGCAGGTATGGTGTTTGAACCGGCTGCGGCATTATATATGAGATATAAGAATAAAGATTTAACTGGATGGACATTAGGTGATGATGCAGGTGTAGAGGACAATATATTAAAGAGTAACTCACAGATTTCTTCAAATGAACCAGTTGATTTAGATGGTTCAAGAGTTAAACAACCACCTGAAGAAAAGATTGAAACTAAACCAATTGAAGAAAGAACAGAAGAAAATATTCAGTATGCTGAGGATAATTTAGATTTTCAACAAGTGACGGATAAATATAATAAACAGCAAAGCGAATTAGAATTAATTCAACAATGTATCAATGGAGGTATGTAATGGAAGAGTTAGGTCAACCAAATCAATTAGCACAAGTGTTACCTGATGAAGAAGTAGCGAATACTTTAAGTGAAAAACTTAAGAAGTATAAGAAAGACAGACTTATGAAAGAGTTCAAAAGAAAAAACCCAACAAAGCAGACGGCTACTAAACCGTTAATGCAATTATAAGGATATTAAAATGGAAGAAAACGAAGAAAACGGTATGGAAGAATGCCCAAGTAAAGGTAAAGGTGCTTCTAATATGTTAGAAATGATGAAAATGATGATGGCTGCTCAAGGTGAATCACCAGAAGAAGCTATGGAAGAAGAATTTGAAGAGGGCGACCAAGGGGAGCCGAAGATGGATGAAAAAGCATTACATCAATTAGCTAAAATGCTTAAACTTAAATCTAAAAACTAAACTTTTAACAGATACGCAAGTAAGAAATCTTCTCTTTCTTGTTCTGTTACTAAACCATATTCTATGGCACAGTCAATATATTCTTCAATATTCCAAGACCAGATGCATGAATTATCTTTATCAAAAACAAACGACTCCATTAACTTATTAAACATTATTTCATTATCAAACAAATCGTCCGAGAAACCATATAACTGTAATTGTTCTTCAATCTCATTTATTCCCCTTATTATTATATCCTTTAGTGGGTGTTGTATCATTGTGTAAATCCTTATCTTAATTGTGGGTTAATAGATACGATAGCATTATAAACAACTACTTCGGTATTCTTAATTATGTATTTGTTTGAATTCGTGACAATGGACACCGAGGCATCGCCGAGGTGTTGTATTCGTCCGTTTAAAAGGGTGTGGTTGTAAGAGAATAGAACATAATCTCTAAGGTGGATTGTTTGACCAAATTTGTCGGTCATGGGTTTATGCTACTCTAATAAATTCTTCTGGGAACATATCAGCTAACCAATCATTATGCTTCTCATGTTTTAACATCATTCTAATAGCTCTTTTTCTACCATCATCTAATGTCATTTCTAATACGAACTTGTTCCAATAATCTGCTGGGTCTAAATATCTACACTTACTACTCGCTTGTAATAGTAGCTTCATATCAGCCATCTTGTTTGGTGTTCTGTGTGCTTTAATAAATGAAGTCTTATACATTTGAATCACCTCTTAACATAAATGTTATGATAGTTACTGTTACTAAACTCTGGATGGCTGTTGCTAATACGATTATTGCTAATGCTGATAATATAAGTGTCATTTTGTTTTCCTTTTGTTTCTTACTTTTATTTATACTTAATTATTCTTTTTCTGTATTAATAGAATAATTAAGCTGTTGCTTCAAAGTTTCCCAGTAAAGGGTATAAAGCTCTTTGAAAAAAGTTGATTGTTGATTTAACAACAAATGGAATGCTTTGGACTGCTTTACTTTCTAATACTGGAACTACCCAGAAAGGCAAACTCATTAAAAATACTATATAACCTACTATTGTTAGTGCGAACATGATAAACTCCTTGTTTCTTTATTTTATTTATACCTATTATACAAAATGTTATTGTTTTTGGAATAATTAAACACCAGAGTTCTTCTTTAATAGTATTTGTCGTTCCGCTCGTGTCATTGTAGTGAGTAAAGGTCGTTCATTTCTTCGCATTGACATAAAGTAGTGGAAAGCATTCTTCTCCAACCACTCATGAAACTCGTCATTGATATAGGCTTCATTACCCAACTGTATTAAGAAATCTTCACTCTCATACTCTAACTCTATTAACTGTTTATATAACTCTACTTTTGTTTCTTCTGTTTTCATTATTTCAATCCTTGATATTTGTTTTCTAAATCGTCTTTATCACTATATTCACCGTCTAAATTAAGATACATTACACTGTCTGCAGCTTCACTTGCTGTTTGACCTTTCCATTTACAGTATCCTAATAGTTTATACACAGCGGAATAGTTCTCACCTGTTCCACAGTCAGAAGCTAACTCTCTAAACTTTCTATCAGACTGTATTTGAGCCGAAGTAGGCACTTTAATGTTATGTTTTCTTCTATAAGCTTTTGTTTCTTCATCAGCTTTCTCTTGTCTCCATTTAGCCTTTTGTAACTTATGTTTAACTTTCATTATGAACTTATCGTAGAATGGTGCTAAATCTAACCAATCTGTTGCTTCTGATATGAATGCTTCTCTACCTTTAACAGCGATATAACCTCTCCCAGCTTCCATTGTGTTCTCATCTGCTTCTAACTCAAATTGTTCATTAAGTATCTTATAGAACTCTCTGTAATGACTTGCTTTCTCAAACGAAATAGGGTTCTTCAAAGGTATAAACACTCTGAATTTCTCTAACTCTGGTGTCCAAGAAGCAGTCTTTAAGCACATAATCTCGTATTGTTGACCCAATGGGCTGTCTAATACTTCATCAATAGTTTTACCATCATCAATATCAAACATTAATAGGTCAATAGTTAATAAGGCATTTTCTTTCTTTCTGTAATTGTCTTCCCAATATATAGGAGCATATACTACATTACTATACAGTTTAGCATACAGTTCGTCAAGAGTATTTACTTCTTGTCTTTTGAAGTTTGAACAACAGTCAAACATTGCTTGTGTTTTGTTTAACTTACCGTCTTTTTTTGTTGGTCTGTATTTGTGTGTGCTGATAATCATTATTCCATACCGTCCATTTCTGCTTCGTCTGGTATGTAGTTGTTTCTCATGTCGTCTTTTGTTTTAGAGCTACTTAATATATTAGCTTTACTTACATATTTCTCAAAGTCTTTAATTTCTAAATAAGTTGTTCTTCCTTCTTTTGTTTCAAATAACTTCTTACCATTCTCTGAACAGTAATCTATTAATTCATCTATAAAGTTTTCTTTTTGTTTCTTATTAAATCTTGGTTTCTTAATACTGTACTTAAAGAAGTCAGTTTGTGTAACTTTATTATCAAGAAGTGCTTCAAACCCTTCCTGCACTTCACTTCCAAATAGTTTAGTTTCGTATTTAGTTTTATCAAGGTGATACATTGTGAATATTCTATAAGCTGTCTTAACAGTTTCAAGATTAATCTCTTTGCCGTTTGATTCTATTAAGTGTAAGTTTAATGCTAACTTAACTACTTGTTCCAATACAACAATGAATGTTTCATCATTAGTTTCTTGTAATTTCTTTAAGAATACATTAGTTAATGTTATTAAGAACACTTGTGCTTCTTCTGTAAAGTCAACAACTCTTGTAAATTGTTGAGGTGTAAAGATAGAAGTAGTATAATCAATCTTATCTGCCATTTTAGTGTAGTAGTATTGGTGTTGAGAAGCAACATGGTTAAGAATAGTTTGTATTTCACCTAATTCTTCCGTATAATCAACATTTGTTTCAAAAGATACTTCCTGGTATCTGTATTCTGTGCTCATTGATATTAATAATCTTCTTCCAAGACCATTCTTAGCGAAATCAATAACTCTTTCTTTGTTGAAATCGTTCAGTTCCATAGCCGAGTGGAACGAGGCACATATACCAGCAGATGAAGTTGTTGGACTTCTAAATTCTTTTGATTTAATAGTCTTTGAAATCTCCGCTCCGTGATAATATGTATCTTTAATTCGTTCAATAAGCTCACCACTTGATTTACTATTGATAATTGTATCAAAAAACTCACCACTTCTAACAGTCATTGCTCCAAAATTAACTACATTCATATCTAAGTGTGTAGAGTGGAATCCCTCTGCTGTTGAAGAAGCCATATTGAATGATTCAGTAGGCATTGATGGTATGTAATGTTGGTATTCTTCTTCACCATCTTCAAGTGCTGTTGCTAATTTAACTCTTTCGTCAAATGATTTGTATATCTCTTTTGTGAATATATCATTGGATATAGTAGCTTTACCGAAACAGTCGTCTATAACATTCTTACTCATATCTTTACCATACCCACTTTTTAATATAACAAGTGAGAATAGATTAGGAGTGATAACCTTATTCTGATAGTTAACACCAATTCTAAACTTTGAGTTGAATTGGCTATATTTGCTTATAATATTCATAAGGATAGAAGAAGTAGGTATTAAAGAAGTATTATTCTCTGTATATGCTACTAATTGCTCTGTAATTGGAAGTTTAGCTACTATATCAGTAAGACTTGCTTCTGTATCTGTTACTGTATCAATGTATGTAGCATAAGTCTTACTTAATGCTTTCTTCTCATCTAATGTTAATACTGATGTGGGCTTATGTTTAGCAACTTCTGGTGTTTTAACTTCTTTCTTTAATAGATCTTTACCATTAAGTCTTGTGTTCTTTGCTGGTGCAAATGCTTCGTTTGTTTTGTCTGCTTTGTGAGGGCTTCTGTTACCCATTAAATTGATTCTTGCCATAATTTATCTTGGTTTGTTAATTTTAAGTATTAGAGGGGTTGGCTACCAAACTCAGCCTCTCTGTTTATTAAACACTTAATGAGTTACCAGATTGCTCTGATAACCGTAGTTGAGTTTGGTAGCTCATTAAATGTTCGTCTTTCTTTATTTTATTTATACACATTATACAAAAAGTTATCATTTTTAAGAATAATTAATGAAGAAAAGAGAAAGACTTTCGTAATTTGTATTTCATTTGCCTACTAATGGGGTTAAATCTCTTTTCTTCTATTTTTATTTATATCATTTATTCATTTTATTATATTAATAAGAATAATTAAGTTAATAGTATAAATAATATAATAAGGAGAATACATGAGAACAACAGACGACAATATTGATAGAACGGTTAAAAGGATTAAAAGCACTGGTGAAGTATTCACACCCAATTGGTTAATAGAAGAAATGTTGGATACATTAGAAATAGATTGGACTAACCCACCACAAGATAAGACATTCCTTGACCCTACGTGTGGGAACGGTAACTTCCTCGTAGCGTTAGCGGAGAGAGGAATACCATTACATAACATATATGGTGTTGATTTAATGGAAGATAATGTAGCACTAACCAAACAGCGGTTAAAAGGGGGTAATATATTGTGTAGAGATGCTATTACTTATGATTACAGCTTCGGTTGTACTAATGTATTAGATATAAGCATTGGAATGAAGTTTGATTTCGTAGTTTGTAACCCACCATACCAAATGCCAATAGGTGATGGTAAAAAGACCAAGAGTATATGGGCAGGGCTTATAGCGAAGTTTTATACATTAGTTAAGGATAAAGGAATAATGAGTAGTATTCACCCTGGTGGTTGGAGATTTGTTGTGCCAAGGTCAAAGAAAGATATTAAAGCGGTAAGAGATATTTACAACAATAACAAGATATTATATATGGAGTTAAACTCATATAAAAAGGGTAAAGGTACATTTGGTGCTGAAACAGACTACGATGTAATAACCCTTATTAAAGAGGCATCTAATGGCGATTGTTTGGTTAAAATGGAAATAGACGGAATACAGCCCATGAACATAAAAGAAATGAATATGATTCCTACTGATATGTTGAGTATGTTTGAGAAGTTGAAATGGAGAAAATAGAGATAATGTATAGTAGAAGTGATTATGAAACAAGAGGTAATCACATGTCAATAGATAAAGATAATGAGTTTAAGTATCCAGTTGTATATGGTATGCCACTTAAAGGTGTTAAATTTGTGTATTCCACAAGAGATAATGGTATGTTCGGTGTTCCTAAACTCATTATAGCAAATGGTTCGTCGTATTCTTTACTGGATTTAGATGGTGAATATGGGATGACACAATATAGTTTTGCTGTTGTCGACACACCAGAGAATCTAATACAAATACAAAAGGTTATAGAATCACCTTGGTTTAGAACATTAAAAAGTAACTTCTGTGGGTTAGGTGATTCTATCAATAAGAATGCTATTATTGATGCTCAAGGTAAAATGAGGAAGTTCATGAGTGAGTTCAGAAAGGACTTTTGGAAGGAGTTTATATGAAGATAGAATGTATTGGAATTAATACACGATTGTATGATATAAGGTCTAAATATTGTAGTGAAGTGAAAGACAGTAGCTTTATATACCCTTTTATAAAATCAATGTCCATAAAAGACGGAATTAATTTACAGTATTGTAGTAAAAATACAAGAGGGCATTATGGTGTTAAGAAGATAATTATAATGAGATGTTCTTCTAAGGTTATTATTGATAGCGAGGGCTTATACGGTATAGGCAATTATGGTATAGGATTGGTAGACACAGTAGATAACCTTATACAAATGAAAAAGGTATTAGAAAGTGACGAGTTCAAAGAATTAACAACTAAATGGGTTGGTGGTAATGATGTAAGTAACAAGCATATATTAGATGGATTGAACTTTACTTCAAAGATTATGTCTGAGTTCAGAAAGGACTTTTGGAAGGAGTTCTATACCGATGAGATGGAACAAGAATTAATCGCAGAAGGGGTTTTTGTAGAAAAAGGCGAGCTAATATACGCTAATATACGCTAATACACAAGCGCGTGTATTAGCTATCGCCTTATTAATAAGGAAAAAAGGGAGCTAATACACTAATACACATAATACACACCTCTCTATATATATTAACTGAATAAGATAATAATAGTATACTATATAATAATATATATATATAATATGTATATTAGTGTATTAGCTCCTATTATTTTTTCAGAAGTCCCTATTCATGGTAGTTTGAAGTATGTTTGCTAAAACACAAGGTCCGTATATTAGCGTATATTAGCGTATATTAGCGATTATTAGCGACCGTAGGGAGCATTGATAATAAGTTGTCAATTATTGTATTAATTTGGAATAAAACAATTATTGTCATAAATAAAAATGTGTGGATATGTTTACTGTCATTTTCGTATCCACTTATTCTCTCCGGAATATTTTTTTTACATAGCTCACTTCGGTGAGCTTCAATAAGAAAACATCAATCAAAGGAATTAACATGAAAGTTAAAGTTATAGACACAGAAGGTAAAGAGATCATTTATGATAAAACAAAAGATATGGTAAGTGCATTAGATGTATTACCTCAAAATGTGAGCAAATATGTTATATCAACAGAATTACATGGAGCTTGTAGAAGAGGAAGATATAGAGGTTATAAGTTCATTAAAATAGCTTAAATCTTATCCTATATTAATATAGGGTTACAGAGGCACTGAACAGCATTTGTGTAAAAGTGCTCAAAACAACATTCAAGGGGAAGTAAAATGACAAAATATATAGCAACCTACAACAAGATTATATTCAAAGCAAAACTATCAAATAGATTCAAATCAACAGAACATTATTATGAAGCACATCATATATTACCAACAAGTTTAGGTGGATCAGATGAGAAATTCAATAAGGTATTGTTAACAGCACGAGAACATTTCATTTGTCACATGTTATTATATTTCCATTACAGAAGTATTAACAATGTTGAAGCTACTCTATCAATGGCTCATGCTTTTCAAATGATGTCTAATAGAATGACAACAAACTCAAACACTTATGCTATTGCGAAGAAAGCTGCAAGTAAAGCAATGACTGGCACTAAACACAAGCAATCAACAAAGGATAAAATATCACAAGCACTTATGGGTACAGTATGTTCAGATTCAAAGAAAAAAGCCATTGGTGAGAAGAATTCCAAAACAGTTATTCAATACACAAAAAGTGGTATATTTATAAGGGAGTTTAATAGTGCTAATGAAGTGTCTAAATTACTTGGATTTAATAGAAGTAATATATCACAAGTTTGTTTAGGATATAGAAAAACATCTAACGGTTATGTGTGGAAGTTTAAGATTTAAGTATAAATAATACCATAAACATAAATACATAAATTAAAGGAGCACACAGTGTCCAACAAACTTATAAACTGGATAGACTTCGAAAGTATAAGAAAAACTTATACCAAAACTCTTCCACAAGCATTAGAGCCGGATGACTTCATTCAAGAATTTAAGTTCTATCTTTCCACAAATAAAAAATACAATATTTACGGTTTAGCAACTCATCTTGGAATGTCCAAACAAAGATTTACTTCTCAATATCTTAACTCAAAAGATGAAATAGTTAAATACCTTGCTCAATGGTCCGTGGATACAATCACAAATCATGCAATGTCCAACGAAGAAGATTATTCCAAAACTCTTAGATATATTATAGCACAGTCGGAAACCGGAAAAGCATTCATTGAACTGGATGACAAACTTATTGAAGCGAATGCTAACAAAGTAATTATCTTACCTCCTAAAGATTAACACAATGGCGGAGCAAGTCCGCCCCCTTTCCAAACATTTCCAACTATGATAACCATTATCAACTGTTATAATACAATAATTCAATTATTCCACATAAATAAATATACTAAAACAAGGAGAATATCATGCACGATATGAATATAACAATAAAAAATGAAGTAGCTTTTACTAAGCTTGGAATGGGTGATGTATTTGAGGATGGTGGAGTAATCTATCAAGTGGTTGAACCGGTAATGAACAGACACCTGGAAAACGGTATTTACACTTTGGAGATTATCATACCTGAGAATGGTTTCGTTAAACAACACAGTCATCAATATGCTCACACTTCTATTCTTGCTAAGGGAACAGTTGAAATTATAGCAGACGGTGAGGTAATGATTAGAACAGCACCAACGGTAATGACACTTGGAGAGAATGTAATGCATGAAATCAAAGCTTTGGACGGCGAAGCCGTCTGGTATTGTATCCACACAACGGATGAAACAGATATGGATAAAGTAGAAGACTCATTAACTAATACGGAAGCATAAATAATACAACGAACCTTAAAGGAGGCTTAAATGGGTATAGGATGTCTATTAAAACTAAAGGTCGCTGGTAAAATAACACCAGAGGCTTATGCTAAAGCAGCAACAGATATAAAGAATAATGTTCCAATTGACGAAATCAACAAGAAGCTTGATAAACAAATGAATACTAACAGAAAATCTTACGAGAGTGAGGCTAATTCATTCAAGGTTGATGATAACAATAAAGCATGGGTAAATGGTGAGGCACAAAGTGCTAAACCTAAAGACCAAAACGATGCTGCAGCTTCATCAATTGGTGATTTAATCACTAAAACTAAAGGTGGAACAAGAGAAGCTCCAGCTAATGTGGAATACACTGCTAAAGAGTTAAGTGGTAGAGCAAAAGTTCCATTAGCTAAACACTTTGATGACTTAATGAGTAAGTTTGGTGGATGGGTTCAACCTGGAAAGATGATGGATAGTATATCTTATAAGATTAATAACCCTGGAGCAAAAGCTGACCCAAAGGTGGAAAGTATAGTTAAATCTATGGATGAATCGTTAGAAATTGTTAATGAAGCGTTGATAAATGTTGGAATAACTCCAAATGTTAACTCATTAAAGCAATTAGCTGGTCTTAATACAAGAATACAGAACATGCCTTTCTCACAGTTCAAAGAAATAGTTCAACCGTTAGTAAAAGATGGAGATGATAAGTTACTTGAAGCGTGGAAAGCGGCCAGAGATGGTGAAGAAGTATTTAGTTTCAATTTTATTGATGATGCTGCCCAATCTACTTACAGTAAATCAATTGGTGGAGATCATTATTCCAATCTTATGGCATATATTGATAAGCAATCAGCACAATCAGCAGCTACACAAGTATTTGGAACAAATCCAAAGGCTAAGATGAATGCTTTAATTGATGATCAGGTTGCTAAAGGTGTTAAAATCTCTACTAAACAGAGAGAAATACTTAATAACATGTATGAAAGTGCTACTGGAACATTGTCACAGTCTATGGATCCTTCTAAAGCAGCTCAAACCGTTTCTAACTTAAGAGGAGTGGCAACCGGTTCTATGCTTGGTGGATCTCCTGTAATGTCACTAATGGATGTTCCATTCTCAATGACTACATTATCTGAAAACGGTTTAGGATTCGCTAAATTCTTCCAAGCAGTGATAAAAGGATTAGTTTCCAAAGGTGATAGAATAAGTTTAGCAAGACTTGGACACCAAATTGATGGTATTGAAACGGCATTAAACCTTACTTCGAAGTTTAATCCACATGCTTCAACTTCCAACTTAGTTAATAAGTTTGCTACAAGCACATTAAGACTTGGAGGGCTTATAGCCTTCGGTGATGTCTTAAAGAATGCTGTTAAATCAACTTTCTACTATTCTTTAAGGGACTTCAAAGGTTCAACATTCGCAGGGTTAAGAAAGGCTAATCCAAAGTTCCACAAAAAGATGGTTCAATACGGTGTTAATGAAGATGATTGGAATACTATTAGAAAGAGTATGTCTGACGATGATATGATGTTTAATCCGTTAAATGTTCATGATGATGTAGGCTCAAAAATATTCAGAATGGTTAATGAAGAGGGTGATTACGCTGTTGTAACCCCTGGAGCAAGAAGTAATTATGTTACATCACTTGGATTCGATAAAGGAACACTGGCTGGAGAGGGTCTTAAGGCTTTTACCCAGTTCAAATCAACAATTGTGGAACAAGTTATAACGCATTTATACCGAGCCGCACAACAAACAGGTGTTAAAAACAAATTAGGATACAGTGCTCAAATGTTAGTTGGAACATCAGTGGTTGGAGCTATGGTTATGGAAATTAAAGAGGTTACAGCTGGTAGAACGCCTATTAACCCTTTAACACAGCCTAAGAAATTCATATCCGGAACAGTTGAGAAGGCTGGATTGGTTCCAGGTATATCAGATATGCTTGTTCCACGGTTATTAGACCCTAAATTCACGGATGGTAATATTTGGACAGAGATGATTACTCCAGCAGCTATGTCATTACCAACGAATGCTACATACCATTTGTATCAGTTACTAACGGCTGCCAATAAAGAGAAAGACTTAAAGGCTAAAGCGGCATTATACAGAGACGTTGCGAGAATATTCCCTAACTTTTGGTATACTAATATGTTTTACAAGGAATTTGTTGTTAATTATGGTTCAACTCTTATAGACCCTGCTGGACAAAAGAAGAGAATGAGAGCACAAGACAAAAGATTAAAGAAAGATGACCAAAAATACTTTATGGATTTTAAGTAACAACCATAAATAAAGTAAATTAAACAAATTAAGGAAATAATATGGCTTTGAATACAAATTATGGTAAGGTGAGTTACACGATTACCAATACATCGAAAGAATATACTTTCAACTTCAAAATATATGAAGAGAGTGATGTAAGAGTATATGTAAGAACACAAGGAGAAATTCCAAATGATAATGCAGATATTCTTCAAACAAACGAATACACCGTTACAATTGATGGAGATAACGGTGGATTAATTGTTCTAAACGATGTTCCACCATTAAATGGTAATATAGTAATGTTAAGAGATTTACCACTTGATAGAGAGTTCAACTATACTCCAAACGGTGGAATATATTCACATGCTTTGAATGAAGACCAAGACTATCAAACATATTTAGTACAAGACCAAAGAGTTTTTAGACATTCTTCATTATCTTTCGCTAAATCAGCATGGGGTGGAGACTTTGACCCAAAAGTTGATGAAGTTGTACCAAATGGTTACTTAAAGATTAATGCGGATGGTTCAGGTATTTCAATGGACACAACTGTTAGTGAAAATGCTGCAATAGTTGCTGATAACATTGATAGTGTTAATACAGTTGCTGATGATATTAATAATGTTAATACAACTGCTACAAACATCTCAGATGTTAATAAAGTTGGTGGAGACATTGGAAATGTTAATACAGTTGCTGATAACATTGATAGTGTTAATACATGTGATAATAGTATAATTAAAATTAATACATGTTCTTTATATATTGATAATATTAATACAAATGCTAACAATATTATTTCAATCAATTCAAATGCTAACAATATGGCTGATATTATTGATGTAAGTGATAATGAAGTAAACATTACAGCAGTTGCCAATAATAATACAGATATTACAACGATTGCTTCTATTGAAGATGATATTACTACAACAGCATCAATGGAAGTAGCAATTACAACAGTTAATGATAATGAAACAAATATTAATATAGTTTCAACTGATATTGATAATGTAAATCAAGTAGGAAACAATATTGATAATGTAATCGCTGCTGGTGATAATGAAACAAATATCAATACGGTTTCTACTAATATTGTAGAAGTTGTTCATGTTTCTGATAATATGGCAACTGTTTCTGAAACTATGAATGGTATTGATGACTTTAATGGAACATATTACAGAAGTTTATCACAAGCACCAACGATTGGAAGCCACCCAACTCTAACAGTAGGTGATATGTATTTCAATAACATTGATGATATGATGAAGGTTTATACAACTGATAGTGTATGGCAAGATGTTTCTCCAACTGTTTCTAATATTGAGGGTGTTGGAACACCATATGAAATTGTTGTATTACCTTATGTTGCTACTGCTGGTCAAACAGTTTTTACTGCTCCTTCAACAGCAACAGATTTAGTAATCGTTAATATTAATGGTAAAACTTTATCAGAATCAGATTATACTTCTGATGGTTCAGATATTACATTAAATGTAGGTGCAACTTTAGATGATGATGTAATAGTACAGGTTATAACAACCACAACTGTTTACCATGAGATAATTTCAACAGATAGTCAAACAGTTTATAGTATTACATTCTCACCAACAGCATTTGTTAATATATTCCTTAATGGTAGATTATTAACTACTGATAATTATGTGCTTACAACTAATACAGTTACACTAAATAGTGGAGCATCAATTGGTGATGTTTTAACCCTTACAGAAGTAGAGGTTTCAGACGATTCAAATAAAACTGAATATATTGCGACAGCGGCTCAAACTTCTTTTGAAGTAATATATACTATTGGAACGGATTTAGATGATGTTTTAAATGTTTACTTAGGTGGTAGATTATTACCAATTACTGATTATACAGCTACAAATGGAACAGAAATTGTTTTAACTGTTGGTGCTACATTAAATGATAATGTTGTAATTACTAAAATGGTTCCTGTTCCAGCACCAACAATTACTACATATGGAGTTTATAGTAAACCACAAGTAGATGAAATGTTAGAATTGAAAGCTGATAAAGCTGATACTTATATTAAATCAGAAGTATATAACAAAACTGAGATTGATTCTCAACCTATTAAAGGTATAGTTCAAATTGATAATGTATTATATGACACATACCAATTAAATACGATTACACCAACAACAAATGTAGGTATCATTGGTATGAATTTATCAATTACACCAACTTATACAACAAGTAAATTTAAAATATATGTTAGGTTATCAGCTTTAGTATTAGAAGATACATCATATAACTTTGTATTAAATATTACAAGAGATGGAGTAAGAGTTAATAATACTGGAACTGATGATAAAGGTTTAGCTTCATTTGGTGATGATACTAATGGTGCTCATACTATGACTACTGTTGAATTTACAACTCTTGATACACAAACAAATGTAGTTGGAACACCAATCATATATCAATTAACAATGAGAAGTAATGATGATGAAACAATTGATAGAAGTGTTTTCACAAATCAAGGTAATGGTTTAACAGGTGTTTCTGAAATTATTATAGAAGAAATCAAATAAGGAGATTTATTCTCCCTATTTTATACAGTCAAACATAAATAGATATAGAAAATAAAATAAACAAGACTTTAAGGAGTTTATAATGAGTAAGACAAGAGAAATAGTAGATGGTAACATTTATCAAAAAGGAACAAATGTTGGAACTAATAATAAGTTTCAAGATGGTTTAACTTCTAAAAACGGTGTAGTTATTGGAGCAGAATCAGGTAAATCATTAACAGATGGTGACGAAAATGTATTAATTGGATATGATAATGGAACACTTATCACAGAAGGTGGATATAATACATTTATTGGAACATATAATGGTTCATCTTCAGCTCAAATAGGTAATAATATTGGTATTGGTGCTGCTAACATGACTTCAGCTACTGATGATTGTTTCTATAACATTTCAGTTGGACAAAATAACTTACAATCGTGCTCAACAGGAACAAGTAATATTACTATGGGTTATAATGCTGGTAAAAATATTACAACTGGTAGCTTAAATATATTAATTGGTGAAGCTTGTGGAGATGCATTTACAACAGGTGAGAAAAATGTTGGTATTGGTGCTGCTTTTAATCAAGTAAGTGGTGGTAATTCAAATGTAGCTATCGGTGATGGAACACATGGTGGATATAGCTCATATTCATCATATAATGTTTCAGTTGGTAAATCAGCAGCAGCAAACTTAAAGGGTGATAGTAATACAGCAATTGGTTGTTATGCTTTATTCTCTTTAGGTGATTATGACCACAATACAGCAGTTGGTAGAGATGCTCTTAAATTGATGGTTGATGGTTCATCAAATGATGCTTCTACAAATGCAACAGGTATAGGTTATGATGCTAGAGTTTCTGGTGATAATCAAGTTCAATTAGGTAATACAGCAACAACTACATATGTTTATGGAACTGTTCAAGATAGGTCAGATAATAGAGATAAAGCTGAAGTAAGAGATATTACATTAGGTTTAGATTTTATTAACTCTTTAAGACCTGTTGATTATAAATGGGATTTCAGAAGTGATTACCAAACATCAGAAGAAGTTCTTGTATCAGAAGCTTATGAAGAACAGGATAAAGGTGGAAAACTTATTAAACATGAGGCTGAATATAAAACAGTTATAAGTGCTAATGAGAAAGATGGTTCTAAAGTTAGAAGTAGATTTCACCATGGTTTTATTGCTCAAGAAATTGGTGAAAACCCTGCTGAATTTGGTGGATACCAAGACCATGCCTTAAATGGTGGTTCTGAGATTCAATCTTTAGGTTATAATGAGTTTATTGCTCCTTTAGTTAAAGCTGTTCAAGAATTAACTGCAAGAGTTAAAGAATTAGAAGGAAAATAGTATGTGGACAACAATTAGTAAGGTATTATTACAATTACTTATATCAATCATAAGCGATAAGGTTATGGTTGAGGGTGCTAAGAAATTAATAACAAAAGCTGTTAATTCTGGTGTAAAAGGTGTCGGTATTGATAATACTGATGCTATAAGTATAATAACCACTATAACCACTTCTACTCTTAACACTTTAGAAGATACTTTGTTGGATAATGTAGGTAAATAATGGAAACTCAAGAATTTCACACAACTTGCCCACAGATTCCACAGATTAAACAGGATTTAATGGAATTAATGTTCTCAGAGAAGACTCAAGAGGTTTCTATCAAGTCATTACACAAAAGACAAGACAAGGCGGATGAAATGAGAGAAGAGTTATCTTCAAAGATGAGTGATTTAGTTATAATCGTTCATGATTTAGATATTAACTTTAAAAACCATATGGAGTGGGAAGAACAGATAACAGCTATGAATGAAGAAAACAAAAGAAAAAATAATGCTTTCATTAGATGGGTTGCGGGTTTTGTAATCTTAGGATTACTTTCTTTCACAGGGTATTCTCTTGGTATATTAGCCGATACAGAAAAGTTAGCAATCTCAAATGCTCAACAACTTGAAAATGTTGATGAAACATTGAAAGAAATAAAACAATTAATAATAAAACAATAAGGATTTAATTATGGCACTAATACATATTAAAACAGACGGAACAGAGAACGGTCAAACAGCCGCAGATAAGATTAACTTAGGATTTGACCAAACAGATTTAAATGCTGCTGATTTAGACATACACTCAGGGTATATTAACACAAATATTACTAATATTAATACTCATGATAACGAAATCACATCATTACAGTCAGATGTAGCCACTCTACAAAATACAGCAGTGCCTTCATTAGTAAGTATAATGTCTCCTTCAAAGGGTTCACAATTACTTGAACCAGGAGTAGCTGAAAAGTTAGTTTGGGGTGATAATGAAGTAGTTAATCACGGTGTAGATATTGGATGGTCAGAAGGTGGTCAAGAGTTTACTATTTTTACAGATGGAATCTATAAAGTTTTTGGTGTTATTACACTTGATGCTGGTATTAATGATATTATAGATATTGAACTGTATGTAGATAATTTACCAACAGGTTTTATAACATCAGCAATAGGTAGAGGAAATAATTCAAAGGTTTCTTACCCTTCAACATTTTTAACACACTTTAATGCCAATGATGAAATAGCTTTATATATAACATCAACAGGTGAATCAATCAGACTATCTTCAGCTTCAATGACTGTTGAAAAAACACAATACTAAGGAATAAAATATGAATTTATATAATGAAGAAGGTTGGGCAGATAATACAGCGATGTTTAGTTCGGCTCAAGGAAATGGAACAACTGAACCAAATTGGGAAAATATAGGTAATGGTATGTATGCTTACAGATTTACTAATGGTGAAGAAATCTTTACATACTACCACATTAATCATGATATTAAACCAGGCGGAAAAACATATCCACATATACATTGGATGCCAAAAGTAGATATGGTAGCAGGAGAGGATATTACATGGGAATTAACTATTTCTATTGCTAAAGGTCACCACCAAGGTGAGGTTTTAAATGGTTCTACTGTTCAAATGAATCTTTTATATACAGCAGATGGAACAGAATTAGCAGGAGAACACATGATTCTTGAATGTAGTGATACACAATATATTATAACACCAGAAGTAGATAGTATTATTATGATGAGATGTAAGTATTATGATGGTTCATATGGAGAAGCTGTTCATGGTCTAATGGCGGATTTACATTATGAAGTAGATAGAAATTCTACACCAAATAAAGCTCCAGACTTCTACAACTAAGACTCTATATTAATATGGGGTTTCTACCCCATTAATTAACCTTTCTGAATAATCACTTTTACTAAAATTCTAACTGCATTTGTCCATTAGTATTTTCAAAATCATTCACTCTATTTCTCATATTTAAACAAGCATATCTAAAAGCATCAGCACCATTTGACTCAGGTCCGTGGAATGGAGTGTTAGTAAAGTTTTGAGTAGCCTCACTAAATTGTTTTCTATACACTTTCAAATGTTGAATTAATGATGTCTTACCGTCATGTTTAGAAATACAGTTTGTTTTATGGAAGTAGCATTTTGGAATAGCTTGTCTTACAGCATTTATACCTTCTTGAACACTTTCATTAGGTGTTAAAGCCATGTGTAATCCCATTTTTCCAAATGTTTGTCTTCTACTCACACCAGTACTAAGCTCTCTTACTTCAATATCATGTGGTCCGAAGTGCATACCATAATTAATCTTATACCTATCTCTGAAATCGTGTAATACACTGATATAATGTTCCACACCTTCATTATTGTTCTCGTAGTAGTTGATGATTCTTATTTCATTACCAAAGTGTTGCCAAAAGACAATAGACCAACTATCATTAATACCAATATCATGAGCAGTATAAACCGGTAAAGAGGGGTCAATGTAGAAGTCTAAAACTCTATCCTCTTTCTCAGCATCTAACATCCATTGGTGATAGTATTGTGATTTATCAGCAGTGAAGATAAACTCCCCTAAATACCATTGTTTATATAGGGTTGGATTGGACTTCTCGTAAGACTTTAATAACTTAACATAATTGGGGTCATTCTCCATAATATATGGGTTATCCAATACACCACTTTTAATAGCATGTCTTGAAGTATCTTCATCTGTATTCCAAGTAATATTATACTTTTCTTCGTTACCAATATCCCATCTATCATAAACCCATCTTGCACCTACACCATCTGGATTGGTAGTAGCTATCATCTGTGGTTTAATCTCTGGATTAGCTGACCTTAATGTTGCCAATAGTTTCTCGTATAGTTCTTCACTTGGAAGCTGTGTTAGCTCTTCAAATATTATTAACTGTAAGTTCTTACCTTTTTGTTTCTCTAATGAACCAGCATCTTTCATATACGACACGAATAGTGTCGCTCCACTTGGAAATACTATCTTAGGTGTTCCACCAAATGTTACTTTAGCTCCCAACGGTTCATAAAATGTCTTTGCACTCTTTAAGTAATCATTAAGGTCGGTGAATGATGTTCTCAATATAAGTCCAGTGAAGTCTGAATGTTGAATGTGGTATAAAGGGGCGAAGTATGTAGCATATGATTTACCACCTGCTCTACTTCCATACCATAATACTTCACTTGCTGAACTCGCTAACATTGTCTGTTGTATGTCCGTGGGTTTGATTTCTTCTTTTTCCATTAACTACTCCTTATTTATTATTATTTATTACAGCTACTATAAATAAATATATTAAACACAAGGAAAAAATATGAGTAAGTTAAGAGTAAGACCAGTAGATGCAGATGATGTACCTGAATTGGTAGAAATGTATATGGATTTAGTAAGTTTCGCTTATCCAACAAGAATGAGAGCACCTAAGATAGTATTTTATGAGATAGTGCTTGAATGGTTTACAAGAAAAGATAGAATTCGAATCGTTGAGAACGGTGAGGAAAGTGTTGGTTTCTCTTTAGTAACAAGACATAATGCTGGTGGAGCAGTTGAAACTTATTTAGATGCAGAAGTAACATATATTAAAGAGAAGTATAGAAAAGGTAGAGGGGCATATTTAATATATAATGATGTATTTGAATTCGCTAAGAAAATGGGTATGGGTATTATGAGTACATCAACACCTGACTCTTCACCTATTGTTAATAAACGATTTGGAGCAGAACATGCCTTCAACCATTATGAAGTTCCAAAAGAATTTATACTAAATTTAGATAAATAGTATAAATAAACTTAAATAAGTTACAAGGAGTTATAATTATGGGTGGAAAATCAAACTATTCAGGACCATCTGCAGCAGAAGTTACAGATAGAAACACTGGTTTAGAAGATAAGTGGACTGAACAGAGAAATGTTGAAGAAGCACAAGCTGAAGCTTTTGATAAACAATTGGAACAAGAGTTTCTTTTGTTAGCTGAAGGTGATAAAGCAAGAGAAGTTCAAGATGAGTTATCTGAAAGAGAAGGTGCCGCTGGTGTATTAGCTAATGGTCAAGTAGGTTTCAAAAGAGATGGTAAACCATCTAAAGAAGAATTAGTGTCATTATTGGCAGAAGAAGACGAAGACAATATACTGGGAGGTATGTAATTATGGGTGGAAAATCAGGCGGGTCTTCAGGACCAAGTGCAGCAGAAATTGCAGCAAATGATGCGAGATTAAGAGAACAATGGGATGCAGATAGAGCAATCTATGATGAAAAGAGAGCAGCAGAAGAAACTGAAAAGAGAGAAGTTGCTGAACAAGGTAGAAGAGATGACCTATGGGCAACTGCTTCAAGCGATTATGATAAAGTATATGATATGTATAAGAAAAACTTTGATGTAGATGCTGAATTAGCTTCAAGACAAGGTACATATGGTACAACAGGTGCAAATGTATTGAAATCAAACAATAAAGACCAAAACAAATTAGCACAAGCTGAAGCGAAAGGTACATGGGATTATACAGGTAAACAAGAAGAAATTGATGGTCTTAACAAAGAAATGGATAGATTACAAGCTATTGAATTTGATACTGGTGGTAAAGTAGGTTCACAACTTAAAGGTGAAACTATGTCAAGATTTGAAAAGAAACCAAAAGGTACACAAACATCAGGATTAACTGAAGATGATGAAGAATTTAAATTTGCTAAGGCATTAGGAGGAATCTAATGGGTGGAGGTAAAGGAGGAGGGTCTTCAAGACCTTCGGCAGCAAAAGTAGCACAACAAAGCTGGAGAGATAAAGAACTTAGACAGCAATGGGAAGTCAACCAAAATCAAAAAGATGCTAATACTATGGCTGATAAAGAAAGAAAGACTCAAGCAGCCATTCATAAGCAGTATCAAAAAGAAGTAGCAGATTTTAATTCTCAATCTAAAGATTTAGTAGGTGCTTCAAGAAAAGCATACGAAATACAAGCAGAGTTAGAAAGTAGAAGTGGAATGGATGTCTTTGAGAGTAAAAACTTATTCAAAGGTGGAACGAGAAAATCTTATACAGGACCTGATGGTAATAAATATACTAAAGCTAATGCAAACAACAATGTAGATAGCACTTATGCTGATTGGAAAGCTGCGATGATTGATAGAGACCCTGATATATTTAGGAGAGAAACTTTTGATAAGGGAAATGCAACTTTTGACAGTGCAGATTATACATATGACCAAGTTCATGGTACAAACTTTGACAATGTTAGAAGTAATAGTGAAGCACTGTACCAGGTAAATAAACAAAATGGTTCAAGGAGCGCAGGATTTGATAAATGGATAGATACCTCTGAAAGATATTACAAAGATGCAACAAAAGTATGGGAAGCTAATACAGCAACACAAAGAGGACAATTAGGTGAAGCAACAGAATTAACTCAAGATTGGAAAGATGCTGCTAAAGGTTATAAAACTGATACTGTTGGTGAAGTAGGTAAAAACCTTACATTTGCAAGTAGAGGTGGAGCGGAATCATCACAAACATCTAAAAATATTACAAAAACAAATAAAGATACAGCAGTTGGTAAGAAAGGTGCTAATTTAGGTTTCAGTAAATCTAAAACATTAGGTGACGAAGAAGAAACTTCAACACTTGGATAAATAAATAAAAAAGGATATACTATGTACACACTATTCACATTTGTAACAATGAAATGCAATACATGTAATAAACCAACTTCATTTGAACCAGGGCTTTATGATAAACCCTTGGAATGTAGTTGTAACTGTAATACACCCGTAAAGAAAACAAGAAAACCAAGAACAAAGAAGGTTAAAGATGAAGAATAAACATGAACAACTATCTAAAAGAGTTGAAAAGTTAAGAACATTATCACAACAATGGAACAGCTATTTAGGAGATATATATGAGTACTCTATGCCTAATAGAAATACTTTCACTAACTTTACTCCTGGTCAGAAGAAAGATAACCAAATCTTTGATAGCACGGCTGTAATAGCTGTAAATAACTATGTTTCAAGAATACAATCACTATTAGTTAAGCCTTGGACACCATGGTTTGCTTTACAAGCTGGAACAGATATTCCAGATGAAGCAAGAAAAGACATTAATACAGAGTTAGATTTAGTTTCTAAAACAATATTTAACGAATTAAATTATTCAAACTTTTCTGAACAAATATCAAGCTCATTCTTTGATTTAGCTGCTTCAACGGGTATTCTAATGATTAGAGAAGATACAAGACCAGGTTCTCCAAGTAATTTAGTATTTGAGAGTATTCCACTCGCTTCTGTTATGTTAGATACAGCTTCTGACGGTGATGTTAAGACTATATTTAGAGATATTAAAGTTCCAGTGGAACAAATACAAGCTAAATGGCCAAATGCAGAATTAACAGCAGAATTAAAGGATACTTTAAGAGATAACCCTGATACTATCGTTGATTTAACTGAGGGTGTATTATACCAAGAACAAACTATGGAC